CAGACTAGACTTTAAGAACAAGTTGATTCTATCAGCTCTTCTGATAAATGCATCACAGTCATCACAGCTACTATCACAGTTGATTGACTTTTCAATAAGTCCTGCAATGCAGCAATCTAAATCACAGCTACCCACAGAATAGAATGTCTGTGTATTCTGAGGATCTTGAATTATTGTCAATGTAATAACCCCTACAAATGAATTCGTTGTAGTAACTGTAAATTCTAATTTTTCATCAGTTATTTCCGCTGACCCAGTCTCTGGAGATGCATTCTTATGTGTAACTACAGAATAGGTTGCAGGTGTGATACTTGCATCTATATCAGCTTCTGGAATAGACACAGTCAATGTCTTACAGTTATTTGAGGTAGTTATATACATTACTTAGAAATTAAAAAATAGGGACGAGACCTATTTCCCGTCCCTATTCTATTAAACAGTCTTATTACCAAATAAACTCTTGAGCAGCAGTAACATTAGCCAAAGCAAATGCTGCATCAATGGTTGTATCAGCCGCTGCCATCGCAGTGCTAGAATCTGAAGCATAGATAACAATCTGATTCAACTCACCTGCAGGTGCAATACCTGTAGATGATGGCCAGTTGTGCTCATATTCAACAACTACTTTGTGGTACTTATTCCCAACTGTACCAAATGTTGGGACATTTTGAGGCAAGTACATTCTGTTGAAGTTACCATAACGGCTTCTGCAACGAACTTCTTCCCCAATTACCTGCCAATCATTACCAACACCGAGTACTTGACCAGTAATGGCTAAATCAGTGGACGCATCATCATCAACGTTAGTCAAAATAACGTCAAAGACTACTCCTGGATGAATAGCTTCAATTACAACATCATCGGTACTAATTGCTGGAGCTTTAAACAACTTAGATAAAATTGGGTGCTCAGCCATTCTATCTGCAATATCACTTTGAATAGTAGTATCTACTGCGTCAACACCATCAAAGTTAACAGTAACGTTAATTGCTTTGTGATTTGTAGTGTTGAATGCTCCTAACGGAAAATCTCCGAAGATGTTCAAACCAGCCTGATCGTAAAAACTCAACTGATCGGTAGGAGTAGACTTAATTACAAATTTTAAGTTTCCTTGAAATGCTCCAGAAGCTACAGCTGCAAGTTTTGCATCTGTAAGAGTTGCTTTAGTTCCAACAAAATCTGTTTGTGGTTCAAAGATAATTCTACGTATGTCTCTAGTATTAATAATTGGAGACATGATAGGATTTCCAGAACCAGTTCCCTGACCAAACTGAATTCTATTAAATAACCACAATGGGTTGGCTACAGTTAAAGCTTCTACCGTAGTATCGTCTGCATTACTTGTATCTGTATCAACCTTCTTTGCATACAATGCACTATTGATCCAGTTATCACTGTTTGCTCCGTACTGAGTAAGATTCCAAATACCAACCTCTGATTTTCCAAGGTCTAAAGGACTGTCGGCTCCATCACCCCCTGGGGCTTCAAGATTTCCATTGTTCAGGATAAATACCTGAGATAAGTTAGTTCCCATTTTTTAATTATTTTTATTGGGATTAAACATTAATAAAAAATCATTCACTGTCCATGTTTTCCATAGACTGTGTCTGATACCTAGGGTCTTGAACAGACTCCAGGATTCCTTTAACTGCCATCTCAACTATCTCTTGATGAGTGTGTTCCGGCAATTCACACCCAACTCCCTCAATGATGTTTAATCTATTCGGGCGTCGAATGTATTTAATATGAGCTAATTTAACTAAAAAAGTAACATCAGTATAAACATCAATAAAATTTTCTTGAATCGTATACTTTACTCTGTCGTAAGTAGGACGATTAAAGGGGTCTGATAGTACCATGTATATATCATCATGCTGAACATACATCCCCATTTCTCTAGTTATTGGGGTAATCAGAGGTTGAGTAGGCCATCTTTGTTGATGACTTACTTCAGTAGATGCTATTGTTACTGAACTCTCATCAGAGTACTTTACTGTTATATTCCCAGGATCAACAGTAGCAGCACTCAATAGAACATGATTAGAATCTATTGTAGGAGTTTGATGACTTTCAAATGTAGCATTTGAGCCAGTCATGTAATCAGAAGCATCATCTTGAGCTATATTAGAGTCTAGTACTACCCAACTATCAGTTAAGAACGTTGGGTTTAAAAAGAACTCTGCATCTAAAACTTGATCTTCAGATAAGTCTGCAAAAATTGTACTACCGTCATTGATGATATCTGACACCCCAATCCCATTACTATTTACCAATGGTACTTTGTACAAGTAATTGGTTCTATTAAACGTACTAACCCAGTTTGTATTATTGCATTCGTAGTACTCTTCTACATAGAAGTTAACTAAGAACATATAGTCTCTTGGGAGAGGGGCTCTGTCAATAAAATAGTTGTTAACTGTCTGACCTTGATAGTTAGCCTCAGTTGCGTAATCCACAACTAAGTTTCTAAGATCATCAATCCTTTTTTGAGATTGCTCAAATCCATCACGATACTTATTCCCTAATGGGGAGTAACGTAATTTAATGAACTTGTCCATAGCGACATTGAGTTCATGGTCAATCTCTTGAGGTAAGAGATTGTCAACCTGGAAGGAAGCAATTTTCTGCACCCCCAGGTTGACTGCAATATGCATCTCTTGTATAGTCATTAACTTCTAAGTTCTTTGAGCTGAGCTCTCATGGCATTGATTTGCCCTGAGTTCTTTTTGTTGTTGAAGTAAACGATTGTGTCTGTGATGTTCTCCCCAATTGTTTCATCACCATAGATGATTTGATTCCCAATTGTACGAAGTACCCCAAGCTCAATCATTTCCTCAATCTCAGCTCTTGTATCTAAGTTTTTATCTAAACTCATCTTCAAGAACGCATCAGGCTTACTGTTTTTGATTTCGTAAAGCTGATTCTCTACTTCAAGTTCAGACAGTTGTTCTGGTTTAGAACCCTTAGACAATACTCTGAGCAATCGTCTCATCTTGTCTGTATCTGCACTGATCTTGATGAACTCCTTATCAGCATCTTTACGAAGCTTAACATTAGCGTTCTTCTTGACGAGGTCTTTTTGTGGATCGTAGATGTAGAATTTCTTCAATGGGTCTGAGTTCATCTCATCCTCACTCATAGCTACTTGACGATGCTTTTGACACCACTTGTAAGTAACGTAGTCCATGATGTTGTGAGGTTCCCCATCTTCATCTACTGTAATATCCAACTCTACTCCTTCGAATGGGACTTTTAAAGTCATTGATGCCCAAAACTGTTTCTCTTGTTTTGGCCAATCCTGATGAGTAGGTGGGACATCTAAAATCTTTGAAAGAATCTTGTGTGACTCTTCTTCATCTAACCCCTTAAGAGGTTGTCGGTTTACATAAATAGAGCCAATGCTAATTTTAGCCCCAGCTCTAATTTCCTTTGGGAGGTGGTTTAATACCTCCTTGCGCCTGATCATGATTTTTTTCATGTTCTTTTTTATTAAGATTAAGAATAACTATTTATGGTTAATGGGGGACAACCGCCGTTGCAGTCGTCCCCCTTGCAAACCAAACACAAATTACGATGCTACACACTGAAGATCTAAGCTAGTATCGAACCTTCTGAGTAAGATACCTGCTGTTTTCAACATGTGTACAGATGCACCGTCTATATCACTTGCGCGAGTGTCAGTTTCAGTAAATCCTTTCGGAACAACTGAACCTGCAACAGCCCAACGCAACATTTCACGACCCTTCTTGTTGATCATCTGGAGGTTGTTTTCTCCATCATAAGATGATTGGTCAACGAAGGTCATTCTGTATGACTCCAATGGCAATCCAGATTCTGGGTGCTTAGCAGAAGCTTGAGCAACAGGACCGTGGTCAAACAATGGAACTTTAACTACGTTCACTCTGTGACCATCAATGTGATCATAAGAAGTGAAGTAACCAGTAATTCCAAGATTACGACCGCTACCCGTGATGAACTTAGCCTCAGTAGTCTGAAGGTAAGTATTATTCGTACCGCTGTAGTAGTTACGCAGAGCCTTATCAAACTCACGTGCACCACCGATACCAGTGTAGAGAGTAACTTGCTTATCAGTAGCATCAGTCATGCCGTAGAACAAATCACCGATAACATCCTCAATCTTCTTCTGAGTCAAAGTTGAGTAAGTATCCTTGTTGATGATTTGCTCAAACAAACCAGGACCAGAAATTACTGGTTGACCGTTCTCATCGAGCATCTGGTTAGTACCCTTATCGTCATAAGTCTTTTGACCATACCAGTAGTACATCTCACACTCTTCCTTAAACTTGAGCATGTGACGGTACTCTTCGTAATCCATCCACAACTTAGTAGTTTGTCCATCCTTCATTGGGAGAGTGAACTGAGCTACATAGTCCTTAGCGTTACCTGCGAAGTGGTAAGACTTACGTACTGTACCGATCTTAGAACGTACGAGACCTGGAGCAGTCCAGTTAGATGCATTACCACGAGAGAAGTCAATCCCTACGTTAGCATACAACATACCCCACAATGCACCTGCGGCAACATCAGTAGATGGGACAGTTGATACGTCAGGAGATACAATCTTCAAAGTGTACTTGTACCCACCACCGTCAGGAGTTGGTTGCTCCATAATACGAGCAAGTACCCCAGACTGAGATACGAGAGTGTATGGGAAGATGAACCACTTGTCAGGGAAAGTAACAGTAAACATAGAACCACCTGCACCAGTACCTACAGATGCAACAACTGGACGAACATTTACTTCATGAGTTTTAACTCTGTACTCATACTCAAAGCGATCAATAGAGCGAGTGTTACCCACACCTTCAGTCAAGAAAGACAATGGGAACTTCTTCTCCTCACGACCTGCAAGGTGAGTAATAATTGGGGAGAGTTCTTCTGGTTTCTCCATAAGTGCATTAACCAACGAGTTAGTGTCGGTCATCTGCTGATCATTGTAATAGGTCTTTAAAACCTGCTGTAAAGCCATGATATTCTAGATTTTAATTTTAATTGTTTTGTATATATTAGAAGAGAGCATTTAAATCCAGATCATCTGTATCAAATTGTCTCTGTCGGCGTTGGGTGCGTCTGGCGTTTTTAACTTGCTGCTCATTAGAGACAATTCTTTCTCTCAATGATTGAACACTCTTTGTTCTAGCTCTTGTGTTGATGATGTCATCAAGTTTAAAGCCATTGTACATTAAGTAGTCCATAGCAAGTTTAACTTCTAATTCTGATTGACTGTAATCCAAGT